TAGCTGAGACTGGTGTTAAGGATTTATTTAAGGGCATATTGCACCTGATATCCTCCTATCAGCAACAGCCTCGTATTGTCAGATTAAGAAACGAATTTATAGCGATTGATCCGCAGGAAGGTACTAGCGGTTTTGACGTAATTGTTAATGTAGGGTTAGGAACAGCCGATGACGAACAAAAAATCAGTTTTCTCCAAGCTATTGCACAAAAGCAAGAAACTATTTTGCAAACTTTGGGAGCAGACAATCCAATTTGTAACTTATCTCAATACGTTAATACCTTACGACAAATTACCGAAATTGGGGGATTTAAAGATGCTAATCAGTTCTTTAACCCGCCTCAGGCTGTGCAGATGCAATTGCAAATGCAAGAACAGCAAAAGCAAGGGCAAGAAAACCCCGTAGCACAAGCTGAGATGCAAAAGGCTCAGGCTGAGATTGAAGCAAAGAAGATGAAGATAGAAGCAGACATTGCACTAGCTAGAGAAAAGGCACAAGCGGACATTCAGCTTGCAAGAGAAAAGATGCAGGCAGAGTTAGAGATGCGAAGGCAAGAGCTAACTATGGAAGCCGAGTTAAGGGTAGCAAAGGCGGTTACTGATGCAGAAATCTCAACCAATTTACCGAGAGCATAATTACTTAGGAGACATTTTATTTTTGGTGGCACATTCAATGACCCATCATCACTATAAGATGCACTCCATAAAGAGAATATTTATCCCGCCAGTTAGATATGGGCAGTATAGGGTTTTCTATTTTGACTCAAAACCAACTGGTGTTTGTACATGGGCATGGGTATCCGATGAGATACTGCACAAGCTAAAACATGAAAATTATTTGATACAGCCGAAGGATTGGCAGTCAGGTGATAATTTATGGTTTGCGGATTGGATTAGTCCATTTGGCAGAACAAGGGAAATGGTTCGCTCTATGAGGGAATTTGCAACAAAGAATTTTGGAACAAATGTAAAGGGTCAATGGTACAGACCATCAAAAAGGAAAAATGGCTATGCGATTTCAAATAAAGAAACTACTTGAGGGATTTGATCCTGCCGATCTAATTGAGCAGTCTATGTATTGCTTTGGATCTGATGGTGGTAGTGATGGTGGAGATGACAGTAGTTCTATGGGAATTGACGATAGTGTAGCAGATCAATCAGCGGTATCAGGCGATACAAGTTCAGTAGGTGATGATTCAGATGATGATAGCACTGGTATAAGTGCAGGCACAAATAGTGGCAATGTTAGTCAAGATAATTTCAGTAATATGGATAACTTTAGCATGCCTACAGGTCAAAATTTCTCTACTCCGAACACTGGTAATATGGGTTTAGGTATGGTTGATGACTTTTCTTTAGCTACTCCTTCTATGGCAAGTACGTCTATATCTAGTTTGTCTCCTGAAGCAATGGCATCTATTGGAACAACTGGTTATTCTCCTGATAGTGTGACTGGATTTGGTCAGCAAAATATTGGCAAGGATGTAAGTGATATTACGACAGCCGATCAAATGACAAGTTTATCGCCTTCTATTAATAATCCTTTATCAAATATGATGACAACAATAGGTTTGCCTACAACTCAAAATCAAATTAACATGGGTTACACTCCAAGTTACACAAGTGGTCAAATTACTGGCACAACTGGATTTGGAATTGGCATGGGGATGCCAAGCAATAACCAAAACATGACTGGGAGCGGTCTTGCTGTTTCAGGTTACGCACCTTTTTCTTCAACTCAACCTTCAGTTGATTATGGTAATTATGGAGATATTGGTGGTAACGAAAGTGAGCCGATAAAGACTGCTACAATTAATCCAGTTAGCGGACAGCCAATATGCCCTGATGGCTATAGGTTTGATGACGATTTGCAGGCTTGTAGACTAGATACAACAAGACCAAATAGACCAAACAACCCTAACCCATTTCCTGCTAATGAGGCTTATTATAGGGCGACAATTTTAGACAAAGCACCAATGAATGTGCCAAGCGGTTTCGACTTTAACAAAGCCAATCAAAACTTTGTTAGTCAGTTTGCCTATAGACCTTCAGCATATCAAAACCAAATGGGTCTAAGTGGATTTACACCATTTAGGAGATCTTAATGCAGGAAGGCAGTGCAAGAGAAGATTTAGAAAAGGGAAACAAGGCTGACATTTTGTTAAAAAACGCAGTCTTCATAGAGGTGTTTAATAACTTAGAAAACCAATTTTTAGATGCGTGGAAAAACTCACCACTGAAGGACAATGAAGAGCGAGAACGTATCTACTATCTTTACCAGTCTCTAAAGGCACTGAAATCAGGAATAGAAAATGTTAGTGCCAATGGAAGGTTGGCTAAGGCTCAGTTAGACAGACTAATTGGGAAATCATAATAAAATAAGGGAAAGCAATTATGGAAAATGTAAACTCGAAAGAGAGCGGTTCTATATCAGTAAACGAAGCAATTGACAGATTATTACCTCAGGAGGAAGCAGAAGCTAACCCTCAGGATGAGGCAGTAAACGAGCCTGAAGAAGAGGCTCAAGTATCAGAAACAACAGAGCAAGAGGAAGTCTATGAAGAAGATATCTCCGATGAGGGCGAAGAAGTAGAAGATACAACCGATCAGGAAGGTGATGACGAAGAAGTCGAAGAAGAAGTCCAACTCTACAAAGTCAAGATTGATGGAGAAGAGGCAGAGGTAACTTTGGAAGAGGCTCTAAGTGGTTATCAGAGAGAGCGGACTTTTCATAAACGCATGAACGAAGTCTCACAAAAGAGCAAAGCGATAGAGGCAGAAAGTGCCGAAACGAAGCGGTTGAGAGATCAGTATGCGGAAGGACTTCAGCAATTAAGTCAAGCATTACAAGTGCCTGAGCCAAATTGGGAAGAACTGCGAAGAACAAAGACCAATGAGGAATTTGCAAGTATTCATGCAGAATACCAAATTCAGCAAAATAATTTAGCTAAAGTACAGCAACAACAGCAGGCTATAAGATCTCAACAGCAGGCGGAAGTACAAGCACAATATCAAAATCACCTAAAGTCTGAGTTTGATACAATGCTCGATAAAATCCCTGCATGGAGAGATGAAAAGGTCAGAGAAGCTGAGAGGTCAAAAGTGATCTCATATGCTAAATCCCATATGGGTTACACCGATGATGAAATTGCTCAGGCAAGTGATCATCGAGCTATTGTAACTTTGAGGAAGGCAATGTTGTATGACGAGTTAATGGGTGGCAAAACTCAAGCCAAAAAAAATGGTTAAAGCAGGATCTCCGAAAACAAAGTCTGAAGTTGTATCAAAACGTAATCAAGACATGATGAAACGTTTTAATAATAACAGCACAGTAGAAAGTGCTGTTGAACTACTTTTAAACAGATCAGCCTAAAGGAGAAATTTAAATGGCTACACATACAACCGCAACCGCAGTTGGTGAGAAAGAGCAACTAGCGGATATTATATACAAGATTGATAGTGACGAATGTCCTATCTTTTCTTTAGCAAAAAAAGAAACAGTGAATGGTACACTCGTTGAGTGGCAAGTTCAGGAACTAGCTTCAGCAGGACAAAACAGTCTTTCTGAAGGGGCGGATGCTACATATAGTACACCCACCGCTACCACTAGACTTAACAACTACACTCAGATTGCAGGAAAAGACTTTGCAATCTCAGGAACATTGGAAAGTGTTGATAAGGCAGGAAGAGCGAAGGAAAGTGCTTACCAGTCAGTATTAAAAGGACTTGAGTTAAGAAGAGACATCGAAAAGATTGTCGGAGATCTTAACGTAGCTAAGTCAGGCTCTGAGCCTCGTAAGACAGCTACCCTTATCACATGGATGACAAATGGATCAGCAGATCCTGCTGACATTTCATTTGGTACTGGTGATGGTTCTGATGTTGCAGACTTAACTGGAACTGAAGAGGCTTTAACATTAGCCAAAATTGATGATGCTGTAACTCAAGCATGGCAAGACGGCGGTTCTCCGAGAGTTTTAGTCTGCGATGCTACGAATAAAGCAAATATATCTGATCTCAGTCAGGCAGGAACAAATCTTGTAACAAATCAGGTGAACACAACTAGAGGCGAAGCTCCCTCATTTGTTGGTGCCACTTCGGTCTATCTTACAGATTTCGGAAGTCTACAACTAACACCTTCAAGATTTATGTCTAATGACAAGTTATTTGTTATTGATCCTGATCACATAAAGATCGGCACACTTAATGGCAGAAACTTCACAAAGACAACTTTAGCAAGAACTGGTGATGCAATCAAAGAGCAGATCATCACAGAGTTTGTCTTGATGCCAACAGCACCTAAAGCACATGGTGCGGTTATTGGTTTATCAGGTGCTTAATAACTAGCGATGAGAGGGCGATTAATTTCGCCCTTTCTATTTATAGGGGAAACAATGTCTAGACTATTATCAAGTAATCCATATTCGCAGAAAGAAACTTTTTGGCACGACAATAACGATGGCACTTACACCATTGAGACAAAACAGCATATTAAAGAAGTTTTGGATGCTAATAAAAGAAAAGCGAATGATTATCAAAAAGGATCTATGATTGGTAACACTCAAAGACACTGGCAACACGTTGCCGAGATACCAAACAATTTATATCTAGAACTTATGCAAAAGTTTGGAGATCCAACAAATAACCCTGAAGCCTCTAAGAAGTGGAAGCGGTGGCTTAACGATAGTGATAACAGATTTTTTAGAACTGGCGGAGGCTCGATGTGAGCATATCAACATATTCAGAATTAAAAACTGCGGTAGCAAACTTTCTAGCTAGATCTGATTTAACCGATCAGATCCCTAACTTTATCCAGTTAGCTGAGGCAAGATTATCTAGAGAATTAGAAACTAGAGATCAGGAAAAAAGAGCGACTGCAACATTGACAAGCGGTGATGAGTTTATAGCCCTTCCCACTGACATGAGAGAGGTCAGAGAGATTAAGCTAAACACAAGCCCAAATGTCGTACTGGAATATAAAAGCCCGACAGCCTTAGACACTGCCTATACTGGCGGAAGTGGCAGACCTTCAGCCTACTCTATTGTTGGTGGTGAGTTAAAAATCAGACCTATACCTGATGATAATTATACAGCCGAAATTATTTATATTGGCAGTCTCACTGCCCTATCAGACAGCAATGCGACTAACGTGATGTTAACCCGTCACCCTGATGCTTATTTATCAGGGGCATTGGTTGAGGCTTATACCTACTTAATGGATGAACAGAGGGCATCAACTTATGATGCTAAGTTCACAAGATCTATAGAAGAGATCAGAAAAGACGAACAAAGATCTCACTATGGAACTGGTGCTTTGCACATATCATCAATCTACGCAAAACAATCATCGTCTGCATCATAGGAGAAATAAATGTCAGCAATGTCAGATTATCTAGAACTTAAATTTCTAGATCACTTTACTGGAACAGCCTCAACGTCTGCTCCCGCAACAGTTTATTTAGGATTATCTACTGGAAGTTTTGCCGATGATAATTCAGGCACAGAATTAACTGGTAATAACTACTCAAGAAAAGCTATCACTTTTGCTTCTGCTTCAAGCGGTTCTATATCAAGCAATGCAAGTGTCGAGTTTGACCCTGCAACTGGTGCATGGGGCACAGTGAGCCATTGGGCGATATTTGATGCCAGTAGTTCAGGCAACCTTTTGTTTCATGGTGCGTTTACATCATCTAAAGTCATAGCAAGTGGAGATATTTTAAAAGTAGCAAGTGGTTCATTAACAATTTCTGCTGATTAAGGGTTTATTATGGCTACCTTAGAACAGCTAGATAGTTGGGGAAGCATTGATGCTCTTGATAGTTATGGCACACTTGAACAGTTAGATAATCTAACATTACATGAGGCAAGTGCGACAGCCTCAGTATCAGCAAGTGTTAGTGCAAGTGCTACAAGAATACAAGTTGCTAGTGCGAGTGCATCGACTGCCTCAACTGTAACAGCGACTGCAAATACAGTTTTTTTAGTCACAGCAAGTTCAACTTCAATTGGAACTGTATCAGCTACCGCTAATTATGAAGTTACATTAGTTGCAAATGGTAGTGTTAATGCAACAGTATCAGCCTCTTGTTTAAGGATACTGCCAACAGTAACAGCGAGTGTGTCAGTAAGTGGCACAGCGACAGCAACACCTATTTTAATTGCTGATATGGATGCGAGTGCGACCACAGTAGCCACTGAGGTAGCTACAGCTAATTTTGAGGTATTTATAACAGCTACTGGTAGTGCTTTGGCAAGTTCTGATGTTACCGCAAAGATTATCGGTGAAGACTGGATTGAGGCTGAAATAGGATCAGAGGTTTGGGCAATACAGAATATTGGCTCAGAGGTATGGACAACTCAAAATGTTGGAAGTGAGGTTTGGTTTAGGCAATGATAGATTTTGGTGAATGGTTACCTGATCAGCAGGCTATAGCAAGTCCTCTTCAGGTGGCAAAGAATGTAATTCCTTCTGCTGTCGGATATTCTGCGGTTAAAAATTTAGGAAGTTTTTCTTTAGCAGGCGATAGTCGTATTCAAGGATTGTTTTCAAAAAAAGACAGCACTGGATCAGTGGAGTTGTATGCAGGGGATGCAGGCAAACTTTATCGTTTCAACGCAAACAACAGCCAATTAGATGATGTTTCAAAGGCAGGCGGATACTCATTAGGAACTGATCAATATTGGAACTTTTGTGTTTTTGGTAACAAAATTATTGTTGCAGGAGACACTTCACAAAGATTGCAGTTTATCGAGTCAGGTGGAACTGCCTTTGCTGATCTGTCTGCTACAGCACCGCAAGCAAGATATGTGGCGGTTGTTCGAGACTTTGTTGTCACTGGTTACTCAGGTGGTGAAAGCAGGGTTACA